TTAGTATTATTAGTATTATTAGTATTATTAGTATTATTAGTATTATTAGTATTATTAGTATTATTAGTATTATTAGTATTATTAGTATTATTAGTATTATTAGTATTATTAGTATTATTTAAATTATTAGTATTATTTAAATTATTAGTATTATTTAAATTATTAGTATTATTTAAATTATTAGTATTATTTAAATTATTAGTATTATTTAAATTATTGGTATTATTTAAATTATTGGTATTATTTAAATTATTGGTATTATTTAAATTATTGGTATTATTTAAATTATTAGTATTATTTAAATTATTAGTATTATTATTTATTTTATTTTCATTTTGTGCAAAATTAAATGATTTATTTTTAATTTTATTTAAATTAAAATTATCATTATCACTAAATTTATTTAAATAATCTTTTTTTGCAAAAATACTTTTATTATCATTAGTATATTTATTTTTATTTATATTATTTATTTTATCTCTAATATATTCCATATTTGTATTTGATGTGGTATAATTATCTGAACTATTAGAAGAACTATTACTACTATCAGTACTATTACTACTATTATAATACTTTTTTTCTGAATATTCAGATTTATATTTTTTATTAAAATCTTTTTTTAATAATTCTTTTATATTATTATAAGTACACATTGGTATATTTTGTGTAATGTCATATCTTTCTTTTGTATAATCATTTTTTAAATATTCAGTTAAAATTAATTTCATTGGTAAAAGTTTTCTTATTGCTTCTTTAATTGATTTTTTTATTATTTGAAAACATTCTCTTTGATTTCTTTTAATTTCTAAAGGTGGTAATTTATTCCAAAATAATTCAGGAAAATTATAAATAGATCTTGCACATTCAATATAACATTTATGTATAAATTCATTTGTACTAATATTTTCATGATATCTTCTATTTATTAACTCCGATTCATTATTAGATATATTAAAAGTTAATAATACAATATGACTTTTTATTACTGCTTTAATTAAATCATCAAATATTACTGAGCATTTACTTTTTTCTTTGATTCTATTTGTTTCATTATTAATTGTATTATTATTCCATGATGGAGTATTTTTAATATATATTTGAAATATTTGTAATTCACTGGGTATAATTATACTTGATTCAGACTTTGATTTTTTAACGATATCTTTGTGGTATGAAACAGCGTTTTTATATAATGATAAAAGTCCTTCATATATTAACGGAGTTAATATATTTATTAAAAAATTTTCATATTCATTTTTAATTTCTATAATATTTCTTTCATAAAAATGTTTCATTTAATTTATAATATAATTATATTTTACAAAAAAAATATTAAATAAATATTTAATATTTTTATTTTTTAATTATTTCTATAAATAAAGATTGTAAATAATCGAAAATTCCGTCTTGACTTAAAAATTTTTTATAGAATTTTAATGCATTTTCTGCAATTTTTTTACATTTATCATCATTTTTTTTACACCATTCTATTTGATCAATTAAATTAGATAAATCTTTTTTTATAGGTATAAAATGAATATATGGTTTTAGTAAATTACTAAACCACATTTTATATTCACTTTCTACGATTAATAAAACACTATTATATGACATATCAAATGATAATCTAAATGGTGAAACATGTCCATCTATTTCTAATTGATATTTATATTTTGATATTTCTTTTCTGGACATTTTCTCAGATAATTTAAAATTAAAATTATTTGGATTTATTATTTCTAAAGGTTTATTCATAGATTTTTTGAGTCTTCTATTCCATCCAGTTATACCTGCTTTTAGATATTCTGGATATTTTAAGCTAATATTAGCTGCTTTTAATCTCATATTATCATTAATAGTTATTCCACATCCAGTAGCTTGGCCCATAAATATTGCTTTATTAATTTTATTATTCCATTTCATTTCAACATCTTTTATGTTATTTTTTGTATAATTTGTATTACATTTATCTGGAAATATTTTATTACTTATTCTGGCAATATCATCTTCAGTAGGAATTGGTATATCAGCATATTCATCAGAAGTACATCTTGATAGAATAGGAGTATAATTTTTAAATATATATTTTTTATCCATTTTTTTATTTTTTGAATTATAAATATGATTGTATGGTTCAGTTAAATTATTTTTTAAAATAGGGAAATCTCTGAGATTAATAAAGAAGACTATATCAGGTATTTTTCTATTTTCTAATAATTTAATTAATAAATATTTATATTCTGAAGTTAGTTTATCACCTTCATATTCTGGAAATGTGTTTCTAAAAATACAATTATTTGATACCCATTTATCTCTATCAAAAACATATTTTTTTTTATATTTTTTAGAAAAATCATACAAATTTTTTTTAGTTTGTGTGATTAATTTATCAAATATTATTTTTTCCGTATCATTTAAATTTTTTTTATTTTTAAAATAATTAATCTTCTCTAATATTTTATTATTTTCATTTTCTAATAATAAATATTCACTGAATTCATTTTTATAATTAACATTACTAAACGGTAAATAAATTTGTAACTTTTGATTTTTAATTACTACAAGTAATCCTTTTTTAAATTTATTAAAATTATAATCAATAGTGTTTTTAATTATTTTAAAATCAATAGATTTATAAAATTTTGCTAATTTAAAATTGTTATTTTTAAAAATATTCTTGTTTAAATCTATATTAAATTTTTTATTAATTTTATAATTTAGAAATAATTTATTTATTGGATTTAGTGCATATTTTTGAATATCTTCATAATCACCAGCATGATAATATAATTGTATAAATTTATCATATTTTTGATTAGTTTTATATTTTGAATTATATATTACTGATTTTAAGCATTCCTCTTTTTCATTTTGTTCAAAAATATCTTTTCTTTTTTGAAATTTATTTGTTTGATATATATCAATATTAATATTCCCACCAAATTGTTTATTTTTTAATAATAAGTATTTATTTTTATATTTATAATATTTATTTTTATAAATATCCATTATAAATTATGATAATATTATAATTTATTTAATTTATTTTTTATTACAAAAATCAGGTGAATATCCACTATTGTGGATAAAATTCGTTTGTTCTTTAGGTAGACACATACATGATGCATTTCCTAAACTATCGTTAATATTAGAAAGATCAATACATGTCATATTAGTTGGTTCATATTTATGAATATTTATAGCTAATTCAGGATCAATATTAGGATCAGGTTGAAGTTCATTTGGAATGTATTTTTGTTTTTTACAACATAAAGGACTACATTTGTTATGTATTGGACTAGAATAACCATCATTACCATCATCCAAAAAATATCCTGAATTAATCCATTGTTTCATTTGATCCATAGTTGGTCTTTCTAGTAAATTTGACAATGGAACTATTTTATATTTTTCTTGTGTATTTGCAGTGTCAAATGGTAATCTATTATTTGTAAATGATTCATATAAATCTTTACATATACATTTATAGATAATATAAAATATAACGAAATATATAGTTATACTTAATGTTTGATTTAATTCTTCGTTAGTTATATTTTTTAATAAAAAATAAACAATTGAAAAAATAAGAATAGTATCAATAGGGTCTGAAATATCGAACATATTATTAATATATATTAGTAATAAAAAAAAATTATTAATAAAAGATTATTATAATTTTTTTTAAAATTATCCAATTTTTTTTATATTTTTAATACAAATAAATTCTTCTATTTCATACCCAATAGTATCAGTTTTATTTATTTCATCCAATCCTCTTCTTATTTTAAAAATAAAATCACCTTTTAAATAAAATAATGCTATTTTTGATAAAAGTTCAGTTTTGTTATAACTAGTCATAAAATTACCATTCTTTACATAATAATGTAAAATATCTACTTCTTTAGAATTATAATTATTATAATTTTTGACAATATCATTTTCTAATTCTTTTATTTTTAATGAATTTTTGGATAAATTAAAATCAATCATATCAATATTCCAAGCCCAATACCATACTTTTCTCATAATATTATATATACCGATTGTATCATATTCTGCTTTAATTTTTAAATTTAATTTTTTATCATATATTTCTACAAAATGTGAATTTTTATTTTTATCATATTCAAAATTAAATTTATAATTTTCTTTATCATCTATATTATATTTTTTAATTTTATTTTTTTTTATTTTAAAATATTCATCTATTTTATCAATAAACTTTTTCTTCATATATAAATAAACTATATTTTATTTTTATAATAAATAGATGGAGCATATAAATCTAATATAGCAAAACAACAAGCTCCAGAAACACCAATCATAAAAGACTCAGATATATCTAATTGTTGAATAGGAATATAATGTGATGATGTCATAACAACGATAAATAGAAGGAAATATTTAATAACTTTCTTTAACATATTTTTACTTTCATTATTATCATCCATTTTATATAATTAATAATAATAAAAAAATTATTTAAAAAAGATGAATATAAATATACATAGTAAAATTATTATGTAATAATTAGTATTATTATTTTTATAATTATTATTTTTATTTTTTTTTATATTTAAATAATATTTTGTATCTGTAATTTTTGCATATTCAATATGTGAAGATGGTCTAATATCATAATCATCTAATAAAATATTACCTTCTGATATCATTTTTGGAATATTTAAGAAATTTTTTTCTATTACTCTAGGTTGTTTTGGATGATGACAAGTTATTTTATCAATAATTGCTATATTTCTACCCTTGTCTATAGTTTTACAAACTAAATAATCTAAATAAAATCCTGTATCAGTTTTATTAAATGCTTCAATATTTATTTCTATTGCTTTATATGAAAACATAAAAACACCTACTTCTACAAAATTTGTAAATCTTAATATATTACCTTCTTGATTTTTTGTTATGCTATGAGATATATAACTTTCACTATCAAATGAAGGTTGCGCGATGTCCAAATTATATTTTACAAAAATATCAAATAATTTATTAATATTTTTTGTTTCAATTTGAATATCATCGTCAACAATCCATATAACTTTATATTTAGATAAATTATTATTTTTAAAAAAATGATAAAAATTTCTAAATTTAGAACCTTTTCTATTAATACAATAATCACTACAATTTTTAGGTTTGTCTAAGTTATAGTAATATAAAACAATATCATAATTTCTATTTTCAGATTTTGTCCAAAATGGAATACCTGACTTTAATCTTTTTCCAACTGAAGAAAATAATAAATATTCTTTATTATTAATAAATTTTTCATTATTGGGATTTTTTATAATTATGAAAATCAAAATTAATGATATAATAATTATTTTAATATTTTTATTATTCATATTTATAATATATATTAATATATAAATTATAAATTAATTTATAATCATTTAAATACTCGGATAGTATTGCCAACCTAATTCATTACAAATATTTTTCCATATTTTTTCTTGTTGTCTTAATTTTTCTCTACTTTTTAATAGTGGAAAACATTTTATAAAATCATCTAATTCTAATAATTGGCAAAATTTATGTAATACGTAAGAATAACTTAAAAAATTAGTCCTAGTTTTTGGACAATGTTTTTCAAAAGGTATTTGTATATCTCTAAACATATGTCTTAATACTTCTTCAGTTTCCCTGCTAATTTCTGGTGGGTTATTACCAGTTATTTTACTTATAATATGTGGTATATGTTCATAATATTGTTGTAGTCTTAGTTTTTTTAATATACTTTTGACTTTTTTTATGTTTAATTTTGAAAGATCCGTAAATCTTATTTTTTTTAATTCATTTAAAATAGAATTATATACTAATTCTGGTATACATGTTGATTCTTTTGCCTGAAATTGTGATAGCCACTCATTAAAATGATTAATTCTTTTATAGGGATACCCAGATTTTTCTGGTGTAGGATCTTTGTAATTTGGTTTTTCACTATCAATAATTATATTTTCAACTTCTCCACATATTTTACAAACATATATTCCTTCTGAATGAATTAGTGTTTTTTCAACTTTACATTTTTTACATTTTTTTATTCTACTGTTTAATAAGTAATTATCAGGTTCATCAAAAATTAATATTTTATATGAATTGTATAAAGAGGCTCTATTATGTTGTTTTTTTTCTTTTTTCTCTTCTTTATTTATTTTAGTTTTTTTTTCAGTTTTAAAAAAATTAATAATATTTTCTTCAGTTTGAATAATACTATTATTTTTTCTTTTAGTTTTTTTTTTCTTTTTATTTTTTGTTTTATTTATTAAATTTAATTTATCCAGTTCATCTAATTTTTTTTTTTCTTTCTTTTTTTTTTTTTTTTCAAAGCTAGATTCTATATTATTAATATTTTCATTTTTATTTTCTACCAGGTCGTAATATTCTAATAAAATATCATCTATTGTTGAATAATATTTAATTTCTGATATATTATTTTCAATATCATAGATTTCTTCTTCAAGTAAATTTATTTTTTCTTTTAATTTATATTTTTCTTTAATTTTTTCTTCAGTTAATATTTCTGGATTAATTTTATCTATTTTTTCTATTTTTTTTTTATATTTTTTTAATTCTAATTTTTTATTATTTAAATTTTTTTTCCTTTTATTAAAAAAACAAACTTTTTTTTTGTGACTTACATCTAATGTTGTAATAGTCGAATTATATCTAATTTTATCAGGCTTAAGATTAAATGTAGCCATATAATATTAATTAAAAATATATAAATGTGCTTTAAGTGTTTTGAATGCGGTTTCGGTTATAAATTAAAAGTAAATTATAATTTATAAATATAATATTAATAATGGATAAAGATATTTTAATATTTATTATAAAATTAGTAGCAGTTCATGAAGGATTTCTTAGAGGTTGGAAATTAAAGAAAAATGATGAAAATAGGTTAATTTTAACAAAAAAAATAGTTAATTTAAATGATGATGATGTTTATGATTTTTTATGTATGTTTAGAAACATACTAAATAATTAATATAAAAATTATATTATTAGTAGTTCGTTTAAAATAAGAAATAAGCATTTTTATTTTTATTAAAATAAAAATTATTTTATTTTAATTTTGCTAGACTATTGTACTAAAAATGTATTTTAATATATTAATTTAACAAAAATATTTATTATGTTAAATTAAATAACTAATTACAAAACGAACTCAATGTTTTGTTAAAAAGTGATGATATTAACAATTTTAGTTAATATTTAATATATTATAAATACTATAAATAAAATATTTTAATATAGTTATGATTTCGCAATATAAAATGCATAAATAATGTATAAAAAAAATATTTATTTATTATATATATATAAAAAATGGGCGGTGGTTTAATGCAATTAGTAGCTTATGGCGCACAAGACATCTATTTAACAGGTAATCCTCAAATTACTTTTTTCAAAGTAGTATACCGTAGACATACAAACTTCTCAATGGAATGTATTGAGCAAGTTTTTAGCGGTACCCCAGACTTTGGACGTAAAGCAATGTGTACAATCACTCGTAATGGTGATTTAGTCACAAGAATGTATCTTAAAGCAGATTTACCAGGACTTGGTAATAATGCTTGTTGGGTAAGACGTGTTGGTTATGCAATGATCAAACATGTTGAAGTTGAAATCGGTGGTACAAGAATCGATAAACATTATGGTACATGGATGAATGTATGGCATGAATTATCACGTAATAGTGATCATGATCGCGCACACGACCGTATGGTTGGTAATGATGGTAATGCACAAACTCTTGGTAGTGCAACTGATGCAAGAACTTTATATGTTCCTCTTCAATTTTGGTTTTGTCGTAACACTGGTTTGGCTCTTCCATTAATTGCTCTTCAATACCACGAAGTTCGTGTTAACTTCGAATTTGAAAGTGCAGCAAACTTACAATGTACTAATGGTGCTGTGCCAGAAAATGTAAATCTTAGAGATGCTTCTTTATTAGTAGATTACATCTACCTTGATTCAGAAGAACGTAGAAGATTCGCACAAGTTGGTCATGAATACTTAATCGAACAACTTCAATTCACTGGTGCTGATTCAGTAAGTGGTAACACACATAAATCTAAACTTAACTTTAACCATCCAGTTAAAGAACTTGTTTGGGTAGTTCAAGATACCGATGTATCAAGTGGTGTAGATGTTGCAGTACATCCAGGAGCAGATGGTGCTCTTGATGCTCTTGCAGTAGCAAGAGTTACAGCTGCAATTAACAATGGAACTGCTGGTCTTACTTTTGCTGACGATGGTGCAAATACAGCAAATGGTGTTTCAGTTACAATGGAAAATAATACCGGTTTAGATGTAACCGTAGACACTGCAAGCCTTGCTGGTATTAGTGATGTTGTAGTAGTTGTTGATGCTGAAGGAACTACAGTTGTTTCAGTAACACACAGCCTTACCGCAGCTAACTTAAGTAGTGGTACTGGTGTTACATTCAGAGATCCTCTTGCAACTGGTTCCAACTTAGATGGTTCTGGAAACCCACTTTCAAATGCAAAACTTCAATTAAACGGTCATGATCGTTTCTCAGAAAGAGATGGTGATTACTTTAACTATGTTCAACCAATGCAACATCACAGTAACACACCAGCTGATGGTATTAACGTATACTCATTTGCACTTAAACCAGAAGAACATCAACCATCTGGTTCATGCAATATGTCTCGTATTGATAATGCACAACTTAATGTTAACCTTAATGTTCAAGATGATAGCCATTCCCGTAGATTATCCGTATTCGGTGTTAACTACAATGTACTTCGTATCATGAGCGGTATGGGTGGTTTAGCATATTCGAACTAATTTAACAATATGTTTATGCTCTTTGGAGCCGATTTACAAACATTATATAATTATATATTATTCAAAATATATAATTATATATATAAAAAATCTACTACATTAAATATTTTTGAATATTAAAATATTTTATCTGATTACATTTATTTATAAATTTATTATATTCATAATCTTTCTTCATATTATTACAATCACCACAACATGAAATAAGATTACCCATAATATAACCTAAATTATTGTTAATACGATCTATTCCATTTTTGTGATTTTTATTATTTTTTCCACACAAATAACACTTATTTTTTTTTATTTTATTAAATTGATTTTTACTAATTTTAAATACTCTCTTCATCACAATACAATTTTTTTTGTATTTAGAATAAAAAACTGATCTATGATCTAAAAATAATTCAGAACACAAATTAATTCTTCCATTACTTCTTTCATAATCTGCAATATGAATACACTTATTTATAAAATCATAATTATTCATAGATCTTTTCATCATGTTACACATACTACAACATGAAACGGAATTATTATATGTATATTGTTTGTTATTATTTTTTCTATCTATCCCATTTAATTTTTTTTTTGTTGACTGCTTAGAAATATCTATACAAATCTATACATTTATAATAGAATCTTTATAATATATATATATATATATATATATAAAGATTTAATAATATTATATTATTAAAGTATGTATGTTAAAG